CCTTTGTTGTCTTTCTAATAATTGTTGTCTAAACTTTGTATCTTTAATTAGTCTTTCTAACTTGTTATACCAATCCTTTATATTATTCTTTGCCAAATATCCTACTTCTTTACTATATGGAATAACCTTTGAGGCAAGTGTTGTCGTTCCTACTGCCGCATATTCGTAAAACTTATTACAACTCTTTGCTCTATTAAAATCGTTATCCAATAATGGACAAATTCCTATGTCTAAGTCGCAGTCACTAATGATTGATGGATGTAACTCTGGTGCGTGAAAAGGAATATGAACATATTTTAATCCTTTAAGGCTTTCATAAAACTTTAAAAGACTTTTTATATATGGTACTTTTTCTGGTTCTGCTCCCTGTCTCATTACTTGACGACAATCATATACCTCATTTACAAGTGTTGCCGTACAAAGTCCCTGTAAGATAAATAGAAAATCATATTTCTTCTGTAATTGTTTTACGGCATCAATCACTATTGATAAATCTTTCCAATGAGAAGCAGCACCACTATATCCTATTCTTAATTTATCACCACCCTGATTTCTTGTTTTAAACTTTGTAAAATCTAATGAGTTAGGAATTACTACTGTATTTTTGTTATACTTTTTAAATCTCTTTTTAAGAACATCTGTTGTCACAGTTACGGCATCTGCCTGTTTCATCATATCAGCAGCTTGTTTCTGTTTAACACTTATTTTTACTAAGGCTGGATTATCTTTATTCACACTCCATAAATCATCATCTAAATCATAGATAGTCTTTTTACCTCTTTTTTGAAACTCTGCCATATCCTTTGTTGGGTCTCCAGCATAATGTCTGCCATAAATAACTACATCTGGATAATTTAACCATTCTTCTGGTATTCTACCAACAACAGTTAATGCTTGAACTTCATGTCCTCTTTTTACTAATTCTACTGTTGGAACTCTAAATCTTACGAACCAACAACCACTTTTCCAGGCATAAAGTGAATTTACAATATATAATATTTTCATGTCTATTTTTTTAAAAACTCAATTTGGCACTCTAACTCGTGAATAATTTTTCTTGTTTCTGTTAACGAATCTCTTCTTGCTGTCTCTTCTTTATCTTGTATCCTTTCCATTAAATAAGATTCAGTAATCTGATGTCTTATAAGTTCGTCTTCTTTGTCTAATAACATTGCTCTCTTTATTTTGTTTTTATTCATATTATTTGTTAATTAACTGACTCCTGTTCCCATTCCGTAAAGAATAGGAACAGTTAGTCAATCAGTTACTATGCACAGGCAATCTGTACTTGAAGGAATCTGCTTGCGTTTCTGGTAAAGGTTGCTTTACCATAACAAGTCCAAGCAATAAAGTTTCTTCCAAGTTGGTCTGATACACTCTTAATCTCCATCTTAGGGGCTACCATCATAACTAAATCAATAGCACCTTTCTTTCCTATAATTGCGTATCCATCATTCATGTTATTGGAAACATAAATCTTGAAACCAAGAAAGCTTCCCGCATATCCATTCTTTAATGTAGAGTCAGCAAGATTGAAACCAGCAGTAATTGCTACCTGTTCGATAACATAAGCAACTTCTGGTTCAACAACTGCTATCCAGTCACCAGCTTCTTTTACATTATTGATTCTTAATGCTTTACGAGCAGCAGCGAATACTCTAATGATATTTGCAGTAGTTCCTGCAATTGCACTGGTAGTAGCAGTAGTTCCAGTAATGAAACTCTCACTTCCAGTAGCAGTACTATCACCAAAAAGTACTCCCGCACTAACTTCGTCTAAAACAGTAGCATCAATTTCATCTTTCAATGTATAAGCAGCATTTTCAGCCATCTCAGAAATATATTTTGGTTTTGCTTGCATCAATTCTGTGTCATCAATGTAGAAAGGAACAACGGATTTTGTAGTAACATCTATAGAATCTGCAGATAATTGGAAAGCTTGTGCTGTCAAAACATTTCCTGGAGTATAGGTTTCAGCACTTAAAGTACTTGAATACCCTTTCCAGATTTTATCACCAACTTTCAATTCTTTCTTTAATTCTGTGCTACAAACCTCTAAAGCAACTAAAGTATTAGTTAGCGGAATTTGCATTGACGCTGACCAAACTTCTGGCTTTAGGGCTGTAATTGTGTTTGCCATTTCTTTGCCCTAACCCATCCTAAATTATTTCATCCAACCTATTTTTTTCAGATATTCTTCTTTTTTCTTTAGCGGCATTTCCGCTAAATCTTCTTCGGTAATATCCTCAACAGATTTTTGAGAAACATCTTGTTTAGTTGAGGGTTCGGGTGTTTTATCTTTTGCGACCTTTTCTCTCTTTGCCTGAATCGCAGTCTTTACCCAGTCGTCTTTAGAGGCGTCTATAATGCCCTGTATGGACTTTTCGGACGCATTACGAGTAATGAACTCAACTTCATCTTCATTGAAGCCCTCAAGGGCTTTTGTGAGATGAACCACTGCCATAGGATTACCCATTGAAGTAGTAGATTTAGGTTTCCCTAATTCTTTTTGAGATTCCTCATATTTCTTTCTAAAGTGTTCTTTTTGGGCGAGAGCCGATTGCAATTCTTTTGATTGTTCTGGCTTTTCTACCTCTGTTGATTTTTCAGATTCTTCGGTTTCTTCAACCTCAGTTTCTTCAGGTTTTTCTTCCTCTGGAGTTTCGGGAGTCTCCATCTCCTCTTCGTTTTTAAGAGTGTCGTTCTCTATTCCTTCGTTCATTTTTGTAACTTTAGTGTTAATTTCATTTTTTACGGGTTTAGTCCCAACGACCTAATTCCAATGTTCTTTTTCTTTCTTTTCTTTATTTTTTAATATTTTCAAGTCCCTTATAATGTCTCTTAATGTTTCAACTGCTTTTATAGAGGCAAACCCATCTCTTTCAAAATTATCCTTATCATAATTACTGGCATCTTTTAATGTGTCAATCTTCTCATTAAAATGTTGAAATAAAGCTTCGCCCTCATTTGAATTGGCTAACTTTTTAAGGTAGTCATTTTTTTGTTCTCTGTTCATATTTGTGTTTGATTAGTTCCTGGCACTGCTGTTTGAGGTATAGAGGGTTTGCTTACTCCGCCTCCACCTGTTTGTGGTTGCGTTTGTGGTGTTGGTTCTGAAGTTCCCCCAAAATCATAAGGATTTAATCCACCTTGTTCCATATAATGAAAAACAAGTTGTTTCTTTGTTGGGTCTTGCCTCCAATTAGGGTCAACGCTAATCAGTTGTAATATAGCAAATGTATTAGCCGCTACCGTTCTTGTGTCTATGGATTCGCCAGTAATAATAATATCTATTTTATATTTAATGTTCTTATAAAAGTCTGCTGGGATAATTACTGATTTCTCCTTACCTTTCTTTTCGTTTTCTACGGTTACTTTCTTTAATATCTCGTATTCAGCATTAGTTGGGATTTTTCCAGTTCTCTTAACGTAATCAACAAATGTCTTTCTGGTTTTAACTGCGGTAACTAATTCGTTATAATAATCTAAATCTTCTCCTGCTATTCTTAAATTATGTTCTTTGTTATTCTGTTTCTGAAAATTAGGAATTATAACCTCATATAACATCTTTTTAATAGCCATTGCTATGTCTTCTTGTATCTGTTCAAAATAAGAACCTGCTTGGGCTGTTGCTATTTGAGTAGCACCAAGGGTAGCACCTGCTGCACCCCTTATTCCCTTCATTGGGTCGTGAGAAAATGTTAATTCATCTACACGACTTAACCATCTTTCTATTTCATTCTGATAATAGGCAAGATTTCTATCTGCCATATCAATCTGTTTAATATCTTGTTTGACTGGTAATATCTCACCATTATTAACATCTGTTAACAGATTTCTGTCTAATCCATCATCTTTTGATTGCCATACTCTCAAAGTGGCATAATAAGAAGATTTAACTTGCTGATTGGATATTTCATTTACCCTGATTTGAGGGTCAAAAATAATTTCTACCCTACCAACACCTAACCATCTTCCTGGCATTTTCTCCCAGTGAAACTCTCTATAAGGATGTTTATCTACTTTTTCAGATGATAATTCAATCCCACTATGTGGAACTATATTGTTATCAATTTCTTCATCTACACCTACGTCTGCTATAAGAATTCTTTTGTATAAAAACTCATCTCCTTCTTGAACTTCACCATATCTCTCATAAACCCTAATATATTGGGCATTTTCCATCTTTCTAAACTCTGAAATAGTCTTTTGAACATGTTTCCAACCCATTTCCTTTCCTAACTTTCTAAATTCAACTGGTGTATAGTTATGACTTTCAATAATATAATTAGATTTATCAAGTGTATCGGCATTTTGTTCAACTACAAAGTTTCTTAAATCAACAAAATAAGGTATATTGTCTATAATTTTAAGAACAACCGAACCAAAGATTGGTAATTCATAAAATATTCTATTAAGTGTTTGTCCAAAATCTTTATCTTTCATCCAGAACTTTAGGTCTCTTTCAAAAAACCAAGTTCTAATTGGATTTCCACCTGATACTGTTTGTATCCTAATATCCTTTGTGTCAAAATCAACTGCCTTTGTTCCTATATTACAAGGAACCCTTGACATATTAAAGAAATATTTTTTATCTCCCTGTGAATCGAACTCCCCTGATTCGTATTTTGAATTGTAATAGAGATAAATTCTTTTAAGGGTATCCTTCTGATTAAAGTTATATCCATCAACTATTGTAATTGATTTAGTTTCAAAATCATTTATCTCATTGTTTATTGTGTCTATCATTTTTTTCTGTGTATCTCCATTTGGATAACCCTTGCTTTACAAGAACTCAAGGTTTTATATACTTTTGGGTATAGTCCACCTTCACTTCTTCTAATTTTGTAGCCACCTTTTACTTTGATACAGGGCATATTTATACTCCAAGCTCATTACGTCTCTTGTGCTTCTCTTTTTTACCCAATGCATCGTAAATTTCTTGGTTTGTTACATTGTCAACCTTTGTCTTTTTAGTTGTTTCTTCGATTGTTTTTTTCTTTTTTATTTTAAACATATTATTTTATTGTTATATCCCAGACCTTTCCAAAACTATCATAAGAAATCCTCTCTTCGTCTGGATTTTCCTTATTATAAAGTTCAGAAGCAGTTGACATCAAGATGGTATCGTCTTCTAATGACATCCATCCGTGATATACTTCTGCTGGAACTACTATTAGTCTTGGTTATCTGGCAGTTAGTACGACCGTATCTATCTGTCCGTCTTTTTCAAACACAAACTTCGCAGAACCATGTAAAATACAGAAGTAATCCCATAGTTCGTGATGTTTGTGAAATGCTCTTATTATTCCCTTAACTCTATCTTGAACGATATAAACCTGACCGAACTTATCTATATCATAATTATGGATAACCTCAAATAGGTCTCCCCTATCATCACTACATAAGTTTAGGTCAATTACTTTTAAATTCTTTATATTCATAAATAAGCTCTATTATCTAAATGGTTACGATATTCAAAATATGGATGTTCTCGTATATTAGAATCCATATAGTTAATTTTTACATCATATTTCCAAGCAATATAACAAAATGTCTTTTGGTCTCTTTGAGCATATCTGGTAACCTGAGCCCACCAAGCATTATTGAAATCAATAACCTTCTGATTATGTCTTCTTAACATCATATTGCTTTCAATCAATCCATAGTGCTCTGGGTATCCTTCTTCTTTATATTTTGCTAACTCTGGTCTAACTACTGCTGGTTCTGCCTTTCCAAGTGCCAATTCAACCTCTGCTTCTTTATAAAGACAATCTCTTATTGAATGTGTAAATACTGCTATATCATAATCCTTTAACCACTCCTTGACTAATTTTGTAGCAGGAACTTTTAACCTTACATTAGCATCAAGCCATAAACTAATATCAGCATCTACATATAGGTGTGAAAGTATCTTGGGTGGCTTACAATTTCTTCTCCTGTCCATAAAGTGATTACAGGCAGGTCTAATTTCCCAAGTTTTTGATTTTTCTTTTGTGTCCGTAAATGCCACAAACTTAGCACCTCTTTTATTTTGTTTATCTATTAGGTGGTCTTTTTCACCAGTAATAGAAGTTAAAACTACGATGTTAGGTTGTTCCATAGACGTATAGGGTTAATTAATGGTTCAAATACTGTGTTTTTAAATATAATTGCTTTATCTGCAAACTTTGAAAATATCTCCTTATATGTAGTTCCATCTATTCCCTCCATTGCTTTATCAACTAATTTGTAAAATGTATCTTCCATTAAGATAAAGTCTTTTTCTTCAAGAGCATCTGCTTCTGGGTCGAGTCCTCCTTCGTGATAAATATATGGTTCTCCATAAGATATTACATCTCCCATTTTTTCTACTATTTTTTCAAATATATATCCCCCGTAAATATCATCATATCTTCTAAATTTCATTTCCTTATAATCAAACTTAGGTAGAAATAACAGGGCTGGGATTGCATCTGCATTAACTATAAAGTTCATACCGCAGAATGGTATTTTGTTTTCTGCTATTTTTGTTCCTATCCAACCTGGATTATTAGGACTATTAACTTCAATTCTATCCTTACCATTTATATCCAGTATGTTTTCCCATAGTCCTATGTTGGCTATAATTCTTTTACTTCTTTGTGAATATGGATAACCCCTTGGAAACCAATTAACTAATGGGTTAGTCCAACCGTGTCCTCTCTTTTCTAAAACTTCTAAATGCTTTTTAACAAAACCTTCTGGGACAATACAATCAGAATCCAATACAATCGCTGTATCATATCCTCTTCTGTATGCTTCGAGTAATCCCAATGATTTGCAGGCAGCATCTTTTAGAAAAAGTGTATTTGGTATCATCTCAAACGGTAACTTAACTTTGCCATTGCTGTCATCTACAATAAGCACATTTTCTCCCTCTAAAGCTTTTACCCATTCTTTACTTGGTTGTATGTGAACAGGTGATATTATTATTGATTTCATAAAATATTATAAGGGCTTCTATTTTACCTTCTTTTTTGCCAAACATTTTTTATACAAAAATCTTCCTAATGCATCTTCCCAATAAGGAAGTGTTATTTTATTACTTCGCAATGAACTATCTGCTGGTCTTGGAACTTTCATTTCATCTCTTGTAATACCAACTAGGTCTGCTTTTGTGTTAGATAGTTCAAATGTTTTCTTTGCAAAGTCGTGCCAAGATACTCTACCCTCATTTACTAAGTGATAAATACCATATTCTCCTGTCATTATCATCTCGTGTATTGCGTGTGCTAAATCTTTTGTATAAGTAATAGATGTAAATTCATCTGTCTTTACTTCAACTTGTCCCTTTTTGGCTAATTTCATCATTAAGGTTGGGAAGTTTAACCTATTTTTTGCTTCACAACCTGCTTTTCCAAATAAACTTGCTGTTCTGACTATAAAATAATTATTAAATGTGCCTTGAATTAACTTTTCACCAAGATATTTACTTAATCCGTATATACTTATTGGGTCTGGAAAGTCAGTTTCTATATAATTTCCAGTAAGTCCATTAAATACACAGTCAGTTGAGATGTGAACTAACATAGCACCACTTGATTTACAGGCTTCTGCTATGTTTCTGACAGCAAAACTATTAGTTTTAAACGATAATTTAGGATTTATTTCTGTTAACTTGGTATTATGATAAGCAGCAGTATTAATAACTATGTCTGGTGATAGTGAGGTTATTGCTTTATATGTTTCTCTAAACTTGTTAATATCTATTTCTGGATAAACTAAATCGTATTTTTTTAACTCTTTAACTAAATCTGTACCCAATTGACCAGATTTTCCTATAATAAATATCCTTAAAGAGTTTTTCATAGGTTTTTATTGTAATAAATTGGTTTATCTTCTGGATTTGCCTCTAAAAAGTCCCATACTTCTTTAACTGCTTCTTCAAATGGTCTAAATGGTTTAATTCCAAACTTCTTCATCTTTGTTCCATCTGCCCTATAATTTCTTTCTATTTCAGTATCTTTTACAGTTATATCTGGATTTACCTGTAAAGCATCTGAAACTTTGTTAGCTAAGTCTATTAATCTAATATTAAAGTCAAATACATTTATAATTTCAGTTGAATCTATGGTTAATGCTTTTTCATAAGCCCTGACAACTGTTTGTAAATCAACCAATGGTCTAAAAATTCCCTTTAACACTGTCATCTTTTTGTCAAAGAATGCTGTTTTTGTCAATGCATTTACTACTAAATCTAATCTCATACGGGGTGATAGTCCAAATATTGTTCCTTTTCTTAATATAATTGGGTGAAACTTATCATCTGCTATCTCTAATAGGTGTTCTTCTGATGCTCTCTTGCTAATAGAATAAGGTGAAATAGGATTTATAACATCAGTTTCTTTCATTAGAGGTAATTCTTTGCTCAATTTCCAATATTCCTTTCCTACATCTGGTATCTTTGGTAATGCATAACTAAAATAAACAGAACAAGATGAAGCATAGATAAATTTTACTCCATTTTGTTTACATATATCTGCCAATCTTTTTGTAGCAAAATAATTTAATTCTAATGTGTATTTTGAATTATAAAGTGATGTGGGTTCTTTTGATGTTGCTGCTAAATGAATAACAGCATCTGTCCCCTTTAAGAGGAAATCTTCTTTAATTTCCCTTAAATCACCCCTAATAATGGTAATTTTACTTTTAATATCCTTAATTGAGTCTTCTCCAAACCTAAAATTATCCAAAATTGCTATTTTGTGTCCTTTTTTAAGAAGATAATGGGCGAGTTCTGAACCCACGTACCCAGCGCCTCCAGTAATAAGTATATTCATAAATATTGAAAATGTTTTATTTTTTTATGTGCTATGTCCGATGCTAACCTACGATTTCTTTTTTCTTTAATGGCAGGATTCAAGTTCCAATAAGCTAATAATGTACTCATAACATCATCATCGTGGAAATTACGTTGTGCTCCTGCACCCTTTTGCTTGGCACTATCTGACCAAACAAAGGTTCTAAACTCATTTATTGTCTTTTTATCGTATATTTTGGGAAAATGTATTCTTAAAAGTTCCTGAAAGTTAGAAATAAGGGATTGTTTGGACTGATATGAGGTTTTCCAACCTAATTTATCCGTATCTTTATCAAATTGTTCATCATATACTACGCGAGTAAAGACATTTAAATCTCTTATCTGTAATAATAGGGCTTGTCCACTGGCATTTGCTTCTGGAATTATCAATGGTTTGC